CTCGCCCCAGGTCACCGACCTTAGCTGACTCTCGCTGTTGGCGCTCACGATCACCGTAGAACCAATCCGGGTAGTCAGCATCCAAAGTATTAACCAACTCACTAGCGCAGACTTGCCAATACCCCGGCCACTAGACACCGCCTCGCGCAGCGTCTGCATATCCACCTGCCCCTGATTGTCCTTAATGTGCTTGGCAATGTCGCGCAGGATCTCCCGCTGCCACTTCCTCGGCCCGCTGAATTTAGCCAACGGCGTATTCGGCTGACCCCACGGAAACGCGAACAGTACAAACGCCTCCGGGTTATCCGCAATCGTTGGCGACCATAACTTGGTCATCAGGATTTGTTCGTCTTCGGCGCTATAACGAGTTTTTTGCATTTTTCAAAAAATAAAAAAAAATTCTTGCGGGGCCACCGTTACCGTGACCGGGCGCCCGCCGGCCCTCCCCGGCCCCCCTCGGCGCTACGGGAAAACCCTCGGTTGGCCCTGCCGCCCCCGATGTGGGAGCCGTAGGAGGAATCAAATCATTGCGCTAACCCGTTGATTTCATTGCATTTTGTGCATCGCCGCCCCCGATGTTACCCCCTATGTTACCCCCTATGTGGTCAACCGTAACGGGCGTAACCTCAAGCGTAACCGGCTCTGTTACGGTTAGTAACGGCGTATCCATCTCAATGATCTCAGCCTCAATCAAGCGAGCTTGCGCCTGGGCGAGCGCGTCGGTGATAGAGATGTTGCCGCTCACCTCAATCTGGCGCGGTGCTTCGGTCCAGCGCATCTGCGTCTTGGTCCACCAGATCAGGCTCGCCACGTCGCCGGCCATAGCCTTCTGAAAAAGCGTCTTGCCGATTCCGGCGTGAGCTTTAGCGCGGCCCCGTTGCAGTTCTTCGGCAAACCTGTCGCGCAGCGTAGCCACGCTGATGCCGCCGCATACCAAGGCAGCTATGTTCACCTCGGTCAACCCAAAGCCAGCAAGCGTTTCAGCGTGTTCACGGTCTTCGTCCGTCGGCGTAATCGGTTTTCGCCCCGATCCCGGCCTCGCACCTCCACGCCGATTTTCTTGAGTTGAAGTTTCAATTGACATTGTTGCGTAACCCTTTGAATTTTTTCAAACTTTTCAAGTTTACCATTTGATTACTCAAAATTTTGCAGTTTTAGGCATGGCTCTAAGTCGATACGCATGAGCCAGTGTCTCAACTAAGTCGTCATATAGTTCGCGCCTGTTCTTTTTAAGCAAAGTCGCGTCCTGATTGCGACTGATTATCTTGTTCTTGTGCCGATCCCAAGACAGCCAATAGTTCGCCTTGTTTAGGGCATAGCCACGGGCGACAACCTTTACCGCCAGCCAGCGCAGTTCTGGGTCTGTCATGCGAGTGTAGATGCTCCACTTAAGTTCTCCATCAACTAATTCGTGGGCGTCTTTCCAGCCGTATCCAGGGTCATTCCCAACATACTTTTTCATGGCAACTTGCCTCCCCCTTAAGTATGTTTTGAATCTTATACTTTCCCGTCATTTTTTTCAAGCATTTCCCGTAGCAACCGACCGCTGCAACCGTAACCGTTACCGTAATAACCCCTTCTTTAGATAAGGGGGTAAGTTACGGTTACGGTACGTTGTTTTCGCCTTGCCCCCCCGTAACCAGTTACGGCTAGTTACGGTAAGTTACGGTAGTTACGGCATAACTTTTAGAATGAGTTTAGACCCCAACTCCCGCTCTTTAATCACCCAACCTTTCTCATGTCTGCCTATTATTTCAGCATCGGTTAGGTCCCTGATGATCATCCCAGGCTTGGCCGAGGCTTTGAGATGCTGATCAACTGCGGTGGCTTTGATGCCTTGTTCAAGCAAGAACGTCTTAAACGCCTCCCTGCTGACGTATGGCATCTCGTCCAGCACTTCCGCACCGCCAACAAACCACGCCCGTTCCAAACTGGTTTTGTGTTCATCCAGCTTCGTGGCTTTGGGTGTTGGCATCCGTAGATCGCCCTGTTGGAACATCTCAAAGACTGCGCCAAGCAGCGGCAACCCATCCTCGTCCTGCCAACCTAGGTCTACTGGGCTTAGGCATCCAAACAAGTCACTCGGCTCTGGCGCGTCTTTCTGCTTGGTGCAAGACACGATTACCTCGTGGCTCTTGCCGTGAACCAAAATACTCGCGTCCAATGCCCCGCGCCACGCGCTAGAACCCCGCGCCCGCTGTTTTGCCTCGCTGTTGTGTCCTAAGTGATGCACAAGCATAGTTGTGGCGCTCAGGGCCATTGAGACCACGTTACAGGCATTGATCATCGCCCGCGTGTCTTTGGCGCTGTTCTCATCCCCGCTCATATGGTTGTTAAGCGTGTCGATGTTGACCAGTACAACTGGTTCTGGCGTTAGCGCCCGCACTGCCGAGATCACCTGCGCTGCTGCGCCAGGGGCATCCATGTCTAACGCCTTGTTGCTGATCAACAGGTTGTCCAAGCTCGCCACGTTGTTACGCTTACACCAACTGGCAATACGCTGGCGCATCCCGTAGTTACCCTCACCGGCCAAATAAACCACAATGCCGGGCTTGGTTTTGATACCGTGCCAGTTGATACCGCTGGCAATACAACAGGCCATGTCCAACGCAACGAAAGTCTTACCCACTCCCGACTCACCGTACATCATGGTTGTGGCATAGGCGGGAAGCCACCCTTTCACAATCCACGGAACGGGGCTTGGCTGGCCCAAGAAGCTCGTTGCACGGGTCAGGAAGTAGTCTCGTGTCTCCTCTTGGGTAAAAAGCGTGTCAAGGGCCGCAGAACCGAGCGCGTTACTGGCGGCAACGTCTGCGTCTGGCTCGTACCTCGTGACTGACCTTGCGATCTGCTTGATCTCACTTGATGGCAGTGGAATCTCGCAGCGTGTCTCATTGGCAACACTTATTGCGGCCAGGATCTCGGCTTCAGTCATGCCAAACGAGCGCATCGCACCGGCCAGACTGGTCAGGCCATCGTTACGGTTACCTTGAATCAGATCCCCGTTGGTCGTAGGCGCTACCTTGCGCTGGCCTAGCAGCGGCAACCAGCTATTGGGTATAGCACTCGGCGCTACACCGTCCAACGGATCGCTAGACGCTTCCCATTCGTAGGCGCGGTGCTCAATCGTTGACGGGTAAGCAATGTAGTAACGCCCATCTGATAGCAGGTCAATGCCTTCGCCCAGCTTGCAGGAGCGGATGCCGTCAACGTGCTTGGCAACGTAGTGTTGCCCGCCACCTGCGGTCATTGCCATCACGCCGTCTGGGATCTGGCCGTGCTGGTCTAACCACTCAGACCAACTGGCGTCGCCGCCATTGCGTGGGTCAATGTCAAACACAACGATACCGCTAGCGCTGCCGCAAGCAATGCCGATGTTGAACTCTGGGTTCTGGTTCCACCAGCGCCGGATCTGGTCTGGCTCTGTGGTTGCATCGTTAACCCCGTGGGCGGTAGCCGGAACCTTGCCGTTTGGCACTACAGGTAGGACTCGCCAGCCCCAGCTTGCATACAAAAGCGCCGCGTCAATCTTGTTCATGATCTGCACGTAACTTGCCCTCGGTCTTAACTTCGATTTCGTACTGCCGCGCCATCGGTGGGCGTTCACCCCACCTGTAGATGACCTGGGGCCAGACCCCAAGTGCGTCTGCAAGCTTCTTCAAGCTTCCAAAAAATTGTATCGCCTCGTTCGTTGTCACTTTTTTTCCACCTCGGTTGAAACTTTGTGTTGACACTCTACGTGGAAACCGTTAATCTAGCAACAACTGCACGAACCGATGGCCGGACGGTGCAGCAACACAGAGGTGACCGAGATGAGAGCAATCCTAAAAGCAGCAGTCAAGATTCGTCAGCTTCACCAGACACTCTTGAACATCAGCGAAGACGATGGCAAACAGATTGAGGATTACACAGACTCCGAGATCGTCAATGAAGCCAAGTACGTTCTGTCAACGTATTTTGAAAGCGGCCACATCAACAACGATGAACTCAACGGTGAGTACGGTGAAGAAGAGGAACGTCTGGCGATGCAGTACGTTCGCAATTTAAGGGTTCTCATCGCCAAGTACGAAAAGATTTGATTGACCTGAGTAAACCAACCGGGGGCCTTGGCCCCCACAACCAAGGAGTAACCATGAAGTTTGAACCGAAAGAAGACCCGCCTTGGGTCATTATCTTGGCGTCGATTGCGGTCGGCGCATCTGCTGCCATCGTCCTGTTTCTTGCGCTAAGTGGAGGCATCTGATGGCAATTCAGTTAAAGAGGACAAAGGAAGCCACCGCGCAAGCTGTAAAGCTTCTGGTCTACGGTCAAGCCGGTGCGGGTAAGACCAGTCTTATCCCAACCTTACCAACGCCGGTAATTTTGAGTGCCGAAGGCGGTTTGCTATCGATTGCAGATACTAACTTGCCGTTCATTGAGATCACGAGCATGGATGATCTTAGGGAGGCTTACAAGTGGCTGACTAGCAGCACCGAAGCGGCAGAGTTTGAGTCGGTGGCGCTGGACAGTATTAGCGAGATCGCCGAGGTGGTGCTGAACGCGGAGAAGAAAATCAACAAAGATCCACGCGCTGCCTATGGTGCGATGCAAGAGCAGATGGCCGACATTATTAGAGGCTTTCGTGACTTGCCCGGTAAGCACGTTTATATGTCGGCAAAATTGGAAAAGACTCAGGATGAGATGGGTCGAGTTTTGTATGCGCCCTCAATGCCGGGTAACAAGACCGGCCAGTCGCTGCCCTACTTCTTTGACGAGGTGCTGGCTTTGCGGGTGGAGAAGGATGCCGAAGGGATGACCCGCCGCGCTTTGATGACCGATGGCGATGGGTTGTGGCTTGCCAAGGACCGCAGCGGCAAACTGGATGTTTGGGAAGACGCCGATCTCGGCGACATCATAAGGAAAATTGGATCATGAGAGTGTTTGACGACATCACATTAGATGAATTGGCCGAGCGTTGGATTGGCTACAAGGAAGCCGAGAAGGTTGCCGTTGAGAAACGGCGCGAGATTGAGGACGAGATTGCCAAGAAGGTCAATTTCCCAGAGACGTTTGAGGGGACCGAGAACGTAGTGCAAGTCGGGTCACCTTTTGCAATTAAGATTGAAGGTCGGGTCAACCGCACGGTCAACGCTGACAAGTTGCTAGTCATCGCCCATGAAACGGGTAGTGAAGAGCATCTGTCTACGGTGTTCCGCTGGAAACCCGAGATCAATATGACCGTCTGGAAAGCTACAGACGAGTCAATTACCAAACCGTTTGCGGCAGCTATTACTGCCAAGCCCGGTCGCCCATCGTTCACCATCACAAGGAAGTGAAATGCTTTTAGACGAAACCTTTGACGTTGCCTCGCTACCTCAGTCCGAGCGCAACTTTGAACCCCTGCCCGCTGGCTGGTACACCGCAACAATCTCTAACGCAGAAGTGATGCCAACGAAGATGGGCAACGGAAAGTACATCAAGATTCGTTATGACATCCAAGGCC